GATTTTTTGTACCTGTAAAAAATGATATTACACTTGCACCAAGATCTGCAATTGCGTTTAATCCTTTACCACCTGCAAAAGCTGCAAGGCCAGCACCTAAACTTGCAAGAGCAGTCATTGCAGTTTCTATTTGAACTGGATCTGCTTCTTGTCCAATAGTTAATAAGGTTTCAACTTCTCTTTTAATATCTTCTGCAAAATTATCACCTGCTGTAAACATTGTTAATGCATCAGCTGCACCAGCTGCGCCTTTCGCGGTTGAAAATGCTAATAATCCAGCAGTAATACCGCCCATAGTACCAATAAATGCTGCAGTATCCCAACCAAGGTTTGGTAAAGATCCTATTGAAAGTAATGATTCAACTTCAGCTTTAATATCTGCACCAAAATTATCGCCGGCGCTAAATTTTCCAACTGCATCTGCAACTCCAGCCGCGCCTTTACCTACTGCAAATGCTGCAAGTCCAACTCCTAATCCTGTAAGAGTAGCAACTAAACCAGCAGTATCCCAAAAACCAAGTTGATCTATAGATAAAAGAGTTTCTACATTATTTTTTATTTTTGTAGCCCAATCTTCTCCACTACTAAATTTTGCTACAGCTTCACCAATTCCTCCAGCAGCTGAGCCAAATCCAAATGCAGCTAAACCAATACCTATACCACCAAGTGCTAGTGCTAAAGCTCCTCCTTCAGCAAGCATTGCTCCAGCTCCACCAACTTCATCATTTATTGCAATTAAACTAAGAACATTTTCCTTAATTCTATCAGTCCAACCTTCTTCTAAAAATTTATCTACTACCCCAGCAACTCCAGCTCCGATACCGAATGCTGCTAAACCAATTCCAATTCCACCTAGTGCAAGTGCTAGTGTTCCACCATCAACTAATAAATTACCACCAGCTTCTTCAACGTCTTTATTAATACCAACTAATTTTTGTACATTTTCTGATATTTTATCAACATTCATATTCTCAAAGGTTTCAATAAGTTTAGGTGCGGTATAAAATACAGCTGCAAGTCCTATACCTAATCCAGCTCCTGCTATTCCAACTCCAGATAGTAGACCACCTAGTTTACCAGCTATACCACCTTTACTTTCAGCAGCAACTGTTTGATTTGCAGTTTCTTTTGGCAGTTTACGTAATTCATCACGTATTTCTTCAAAGATAGTCATTCTTTCCATTTGATCTTCTTGACCCTGTAACTTATTAGAGTCAATCATATCTTGGAAGTTTTCAAAACCATAAACGGTACGTGCTTGAAAGTCATTCATAACTTTCTGCATGTTTTTCATTTCTAATAAATGTCTTCGAGTATTTTGACCATCATTAGCAATTTTATTGGTAGACTTATTATTAGCCTCCATTAATGCTATTAGATCAGATATACCTTTTCCGCCTAATGGTTTTTTATCTTCTGCCATTTAATTATTTTCCGCCAAATGCTCTTCCAGCTTCACTAATACCAAATGCACCTAATGTAACCACTACAAAAGATGTATAAATTGTATCAGAGATAACTAAATCTTTTCCCATAAATGCAGTGATTAGATCGCATATACCAAAAATTGTCATTAATGCAAATGATATAAATCCAATTATTGCCTTTTCATTTACATCATTATCATCTAAAAAGATGTCCATGAATTTTCTTTCTGGTGGAGCAAGTCTTTTCTTTGCTTCTGCAGCTTCAAGTTGCATTTCCTTAATAGTATCTTCAGCCTTATCAAGCTTATCAATAAGACCCATATACTTATCTAAATCTATTTCAACTTCGTTACGACTATTGTCTTGTCCTTCAGCCATTATCTTCTCCTTCTATTCATACTTTGTATGCGTTCGTTTTCTGTTTTAATATGTTCCTGTAGTAGAGCTAAGTATATCTCCCTCTCCCACGGCATCATATTTTCAATCTCAGTAAGACTATACTTATGATGTTGCATTAAAGCAAAATTAGTCTGATAAAAATTAGTCAAACTATCATGCGAGAGGCCTATGAAAAAAAACTTTGTAATCCTTTTAATTCAAGTTTATTTTTCTTAGAACACTTAACACATTCATAATCTGATTCATAATGTAAGGCAGGAACACTTAAAAAGAACTGTTGTATTTTTTTAAATTGTTCACTGCTTAATGAATCAATAAAAGCTTGTACTTCTTCTGCTGATTCATTCTTCACATCATATACGTTATCATTATCAAATATTGTATCAATACATTTTGTAATTAAATCCATAACACCATCAATCGAATTTAACCTTTCTGGATCTAAAGATCCAATCATTTCCATTGATGGGTATTTCATTTGAACTCCTACTCCTGTAGATTCGTCCAATGTAATCACTCTATCAAGATTTTTATTAATAATATTAACATCATTAATATCAATTACAATTGGTGTAACACCAGTGCATTCTTCATCTTGACATTTTGCTTGTAGATTCATTTTTTCACCTACAGATTTACCACGTAAATGTAAGAACAAATATTCTATATCAAATACTGTAAGCTCTTCTAGGCTTTGTAGATCATAGCAAGATAATATTATATTTCTTACTGCTTGTGAAATCTGAACTACATCATTAGATTCTAAAGCAATCATTAGTACCTTTTCTTCTTTTACAAGATAAGGTCTCATATTAATAAGTTCTCCAGTACTAGGTAATTCTACCTGATATTGAGGAACATTCAGTTTGGGTAATCCCATTTTTTTCTCCTATTATGTTATCAAATCAAGGGCACTTGAAATAGCACTTGCAGTACTACTCAATGGACCTTCTGGTATAAAGTTATCATAACTTAAAGTCACAGTTAATTCTTGAACAGTATTTTCACTACTGTTATCAAGTTCTATAGCAGTTACGGTTGTTGGAAATGCATTTTGCAATTTAACACCATACACTGGTACATTTTTATCATTCACCTGTTGTATAATTACATCAGTTGAAAAATCCTTTTTATATCCTATTTGATAATTGGCCATATCAATAACAGATGATTCCCAGTTATCAAATAGAACTTTTATATAATAATCGTTTGTAAGTAAAAATTTTAATTGCACATCTTCATTTATTGCGGTATATGGTATTGGCACCTGTTGTTTATGTGCTTGGTAATCTATTGTAGTAATTTGTCTTCCTGGAATTTGAGCGCTTTGACATAATAGCGATATGTCTCTTGGGTCATTAATTAAGTTACGTGCACTAAAAGTTCCAGAAAGTAATGATCCTACTAATACTTCTGGATTTAAATTTAATAATGATTGTGTAGGTGGTGTAAAGATTATATTAAATCTATTTGCTTTGGCCAATCCACCTTTCTTAGATATTAATGATTTTAAATTATCAATATTGCTCATTAGCTTCTCGCAATTTTAAGACTTTCTTGCCATACAGATGTCTTACTCTTCTTCTTAAATTGTTCTATTGGTAAAAATATTGCTATCTCCCACTCAGACATTGGTACTCTTGATATACGAGATGCAATATGATTACCTAGGTAATGTTTAAAACATGGCTTAAATTCTTTATATTTTCTTACACCATTTAAAAGATTATATCTTAATTTAGTAAGTCTTGTATTATCTTTTATGTTATTTGGAGCTAAACTCATAAGTTCATCTAAAAATCTAGCTCTTACACCATAATTTAAATAGTGTAAGTTTAATCCATAGAATCCACCAGGTGCAGGATCAACCATTATAGTCAAAGGAAATCTATCATAATAGGGTAATGTTTCCTTATGTTTTGGATCGTAAAAATACATATACATATTACCTCGTATTTCTCTTGAGGTTTTTTCTAAAGCCGAATCTCTTAAGATGCTTTGTCTACTTGGAACTTGTAATTCTTGAACTTTTTTCTGAAACCAATTTCTAGACTGCTTTGTTCGAGCAGTAACTCCAGCCCTAAAAGCTTGTGCCTGTAATGTATCGAATAAACTTGCCATATAAACTATTTATAAAAAAATTATAGTACTTTGATGCCGAGATTCTTTAAAGTTTCTTCAGTCCATACTTGAAATTTCCATCCATTATGTTCAGCAAACTTATTGGCAGCTTCCCATTTATCATTGTTTTTGATATAGGTTAACTGTTCATTGATAAACTTTTTAGTCTTACGCGACCTAGGTTTAGGTGGTTGTGTTTCTTTTTTAGGTTTAATTTCTATGAGATACGTCTTTTTATTATCCATTTGAATTAATAAATCAACATAATATCTATGAAGTTTTTTATCAATAGATGATACATAGGGCACTACGACCTCTTCTGAATTCCAGAGTTTTACTTTTGGATTATTTTCACACCATCGAAACGTATTGCGTTCCCATAAAGAACGATATATTACTTTTTTAACGTCACCAGCATACTTATCTGGATTTTTAATTGTATATCTACCTTTGTAACTCATATAAATAACCTATATAGTTTTATTTATTTATACAGGAAAAAACAATGTCAGATAGTCAAATTTTAAAATTTCCAAGCGATCTAGGCAGATATGCTGAACAAGGTCATGCTCATATGCGTATTGAGATTGAAGAAAGAGTTGGCGATACTACAATAAGACCATATTGTATCCATACGTACATACCTATAGGTATTACTGTAGGAGATGGCCAAACCTATTCAAATTTAGATAAAGGTATAATGGGTAAAGGAATAGATATTGTTAGAAGTAAAATGGGATTAGGTGGTGAAGGTTCTACAGGATTTACTAAACAAGACTTAGTTGTAGGTGGAGCTGAAACTTTAGGTAGATTTGCTTCTGATGTTGATGCATTTTTTGGTGGATTTACAAATGCAGAATCTGCAAGAAGAATAGGTCTTTTAGAAGCTGGTGTAGCATTAAATCCAAATACAGTAGTAGCTTATGATGCCCCTAGTATTAGAACATTCAATTTTACATTTAAGTTTGTTGCTGAATCTGCTGAAGAAGCAGAAACTGCAAAAGAAATTATTAATGTATTTAGAAATTATATGTATCCAGAGAGAGTCGGTGTATTGGCATTACAATATCCAGCAAAATTTCATATAAAATTTTATGCTGGTGAAGATGAAAATTTACATATGCCTATTATAATGCCATGTTATTTACAAAATTTAGAAACAACATATAATGCAACAGGAAATACTTTTCATAGAGATGGTGCTCCAATAGAATTAGATATGGCATTAACCCTTACAGAAACAAAAACATTAGTTCGTCAAGATTTATATGATAACTATCCAGGTCTTGACCCAAGTGAAGAAGCTACACAAGAACAAATAGATGCTGAAACCGAAGCAACAGAAGCTGGTGAAGAAACTCAGCCAGGAGGTTAATAAATGTCGTTTTTTAAACAATTTCCAAAAGTAGAATATGATTTTAATCTTACAGGTGTCAAACAAAATATGGTTGATATCTTTCGAGGTGTTAGACCATTACCTACCTTTTTAGATAATTTTTCTGCTTATAAATTTTATGAAATTAAAAATGGTGAAAGACCTGATATAGTTTCAAGAAGATTATACAAAAATCCAGATTTTTATTGGACATTTTTTGTTGTTAATGATTTTTTACATGATGGATATCGAGCATGGCCATTGAGTCAAGAAAATCTTTTCGATTATATTAATAAAGAATACGAAGGATTTGTTATTGAAACAAATCCACAATTAATTAAAACGGGTGATGGCTTAATAACTGAGTATAGAAATAGTATTTCTGGACGATTTACACTAGGTGAAGAAATAAGAGGCGCAACATCTGGTGCCATAGGAAAACTTACTAAAAAACATATTGATATGAACCAATTAATCATTCAAGATGTAACGGGTACTTTTGTTGGAGATCCTGATGCTATACCTAACGTAACAGAATTGATTGTAGGTCAAAGTTCTGGTGATAGTGTTTCAACATATCAAGTATGGAAATTTGCTGATGCTCCATATTATTATTATGATGAAAATGATGGTGATAAGAAACCAGTATCAAGTGCATCACATTTTTCTTCTGGTTCTACAGGTGGTGTTGCAAGAAGTGATCTTGCATATGAAACATATCGTGATCATGAATTTCATATAAATGAAGAAAGATCTAAAATACGTTATGTTGACCCTAGGTATATTGGTCAATTTATTGATAAATTTAAAACTGCGATAAATGCTTAGTTCATATCAAAACAGTCCTAATACTTTTAAAGCAAATGCATTTGAATTAAATGAATTAAGGTTGTATACAAATTTAAATCAATCTGATCAATGGATTGATTTAAAAGCTAATGTAACATCAATTACAATCAAAGAAAGCTTATTTACAAATGGATTAACTGCAGAGATAAGAGTTGAAGATGCTAGAAGTTTATTAGAAGCTTTTAAAATAACAGGTAATGAAAAAATTGAATTGCATATATCAAGAAGTGAAATAACTGGAGAAACTAAAGAATATAAGTTTGATTTATATATTGCTGAAATTAATGAATATTCACGAACACAAGCTGGTATGCAATCTTATAATTTAAAATGCATTTCATTACATCTTTATAATAATCAATTTATTACTCTTGTTAAACCATTTAATGGTTCATATGGTAGTATTATTAAAGACATATGTAAAACAAATCTTAAAATATCAAACGATAAATTAGATATTAGCACATCAACTGGTGTAGGTAAAGGTATATTTCCAAGATTAAAACCACATAGTGCAATACAATGGTTATTAAAAAATTGTATTGATAATGGAACACCATTCTTTTTTTATGAAACAATACAAGGTAAAGTTAAATTAAAATCATATAAAGAATTATTAGATCAAGATGTTTATGCTGAATATAATAATTTACCATTTCTTGATAATGATATAACAAAAAATGATAATGCAATTGATGCTTTTAATGAAGAATTAAGAAAAATTAGATCTCTTTCATCTGATTTTAATATATCAAAATTTAAATCTGCGTCTGAAGGCGTATATGGTTCTCAAGTATTTAATCTTGATATAGCTACTAAAAAAATGGAAAAGATTGTTTATAATTTTAAAGATGATCCTATTAAAAGATTAAATGAACATAAATCATTTAGTAGTAATGTTGAGTTTCTTGATAGAAAATTAGATACACATACAGAAGGCAAAAATTATTTTATATCAAAAAATAGTTTAGCATTTAATAATCTCAAAAATTATCATAATGCATTTGGCCAAGATAATTTAGAAGCTTCGTCAAGATTATATAATTTAAACTCATTAACTCAAGAATTTACCATTCCAGGAGATTTTGATTTAGAACTTGGTGGTTTAGTAGATTTATATATACAAAAAGTTGGTGCTGATGCAAATGAAGAAGCAAAAGATCAATATCTATCAGGAAAATATTTAGTAGCAGGTAAAGTACATACTTTTACAGGTCAAGGTTATTATATGAAAGTTAAATTGAAAAAAGATTCTTTCTTAGAAAGTGCAGATGAAATATTAAAAATTACTAGAGATGAATAATGATAAGAGATGATATGTATTTAAGCACTCAATTCTCCTGGTTTACAGGAGTAGTTGAAGATAGATTTGATCCCGAAGAAATGAATCGTGTAAAGGTTCGTTGCTTTGGTTTTCATACGGAAGATAAAAAAATACTTAGCACTGAAGATTTACCTTGGGCCACAGTGATGATGCCAGTAGGAGATGCCGGAACATCTGGTATCGGAACAACTCCTCATGGATTAATGGAAGGTAGCTGGGTAGTTGGATTTTTTAGAGATGGCCCAAGTGCTCAAGATCCAATTATTATGGGTTCAATTGCTAGTAAATCTTCACAAGATGATAAATCAAAAGGATTTACTGGATTAAACTATCCTACTGGAGATTATATTGGCAAAAGCGATGTTAATTTTTCAGCCAGAGAATCAGAATACCAAAAAGGTAATTCATATCTAAGTAGAAGTGATGAAGGAACTAAAGACCCAGTTCAAACTGCATCACCTGCAAAAGTTACTTCAGTTTCTGAAGATAAGCCTGATAGTTATTATGAAAGAAAGACTTGGTCTGAATTGGAGCCACTAAATGGTTCAATACCAGAATATCCATATAATAAAGTTTATGAATCAGAAGGTGGACATATCAATGAAATAGATGATACGCCTGGTTCACTTAGAACAAATAGACAACATGCTTCAGGAACTTTTGAAGAAATTTATAATGATGGAACAAGAAATGTAAAAATTATTGGTGATGATTATGAAGTTGTTTTAAATAAAAAAAATATTCATATCAAAGGTAATATGAATATGACAGTAGAGGGTGATCTTCGACAATTAGTATATGGCAATTATCATTTGGAAGTACAAAAAGATTTTACAATGAATATTCATGGTAGTATACAACAAAAGATTGGTGGTAATTTAGAAACAGAAGTTGTACGAGGCAGAAGTACTAATATAGGAACGAATGATAATTTAACCGTCATTAATGATTTAAATGAAAATATATTAAATGATAAGATATCAACAATAGGTAATGATTCATTCTATCAAATAACAAATGATTTAGGAATTAATGCATTTAATGATATGAGTTTATTTAGTGGTGGAAAATACTCACAAAGCTCAACTGGAGATTATGCAGTTGCATCAGGTGGTAATATGAAGTTTGGTACAACAGGTAATCTAACAGAAGAAATAGATGGTACACATACCTTATCTTGTGCCACAGCAGCTTTAGTATATGATGCTGGAGAAATTACAGTAAATGATATAACACAAACACAACACATACATCCACAGACTGGAGGAACCGTAGCTGATGGCGATGCTAATGTGGATGTTGGATTACCAACAGGATAATATATGGCGATTTGTGGAAAGAACGAAGCCTTAGATAAAGTTAAGGATAAAGCAAAAGAATTAAAAGATCTATTACAAGGTGGTAAAGATCAATTAGCCGCAATGCAAGCAAAACTTGATGCTATTAAAATTGATTTAGATTCTTTTAAACCTGAATTACCAAGCATTGATAGTTTACAACAACAATTATTAGGCCTTGCAGGTATTTCAACTGAATCAGAATTATCAACAAAAATAGCGGAATTAAAAGAAAAGTTCAAATCGGCAGTTCCTGATTTTGATGGACTGATTAGTTCTTTAGGATTAGATAGTTTTCCACCTTCAATTAGTTTTGATAGTATTTGTGCACAAGTACCAAATGTAGAAGAAAAAAATGGCGAAGTAAAAGAACAACCTACTGAACCAAAAGTACCAGAAGAAGAGCCCGTCGCTGAAGAGCCAACACCAGTTGTAGAAAAATTAGAAGAAGAATATAATCGTCATTATATGATGTTTTTACATAATCTTACAACAAATAGAATTGCTAAACGAGCTAAGACAATACCGGAAAAGAAAAAAATACAACAACAGTTTTTAGACTTAACATGGCCAGAAAAATTTATTGAAGTGGCTCTAGCAGGTGGATCTACATTTGATGATTTGAAATATCTTTCATACACTGAAGCTGAATTAAAGGAACAACAAACACAACTTTTAAATCAATATCCAAATGTAACATGGGATTTTAAAACTGAAGGCCAAATATGGGCAAAGACATATGCTGAATTTAAATCAAGTGATATTGGTGCTAACACGGGATCTTTTTCAACTGCAGCCTCTGAATTAGTGACAAGTAGACTTAAAAAATTAGAACAATCATAAAAGTAATATAAATAGTTATATGGCTAGTTTAACAACATCAGATAAATCAATAACAGGAGATATAACTCAAGCTAAAGTCGTTTCAAAAAAGAAACCTTGGAGAGATTTAGATTTATCCTTAAAGATACACCCAATACGAAAGGATATTATACCTTTGAAAGATGATGCTGCAATTAAGAATGCTGTAAAAAATTTATTGGTAAGTAATTTTTATGAAAGACCTTTTTCTCAAGATAAGGGAGCAAATTTAAGAGGTCTTCTATTTGAGCCAGCTGATGCAATTACTCGTATATCAATAAAAGAAAACATAAGACAAGTTATAAAAAAATACGAGCCTAGAGTATTAATTAAAAATATAATTGTAAAAGAAAAGGCTGATCAAAATGCATATTTTGTAAAAGTATTTTTTAAAATAAAAGAATTTGACACTAGTGAAAGTGTTGAAATAATATTACGAAGGTTAAAGTAAAATGGCAACAAATTTAAATGTAACCGAATTAGATTTTGCAGATATAAAGAAAAATCTAAAAAACTATCTTAAACAACAATCTGAATTTAATGATTATGATTTTGAAGGCTCAGGCTTAAGTGTGTTATTAGATGTATTAGCATATAATACTCATTATAATGCATTAAATGCTCATTATTCATTAAATGAAGCATTCCTTGACTCAGCTCAAATCAGAGGTAATGTAGTTACAAGAGCAAAGCTTCTTGGATATGTTCCAAGGTCTATATTATCACCAAGAGCACAAGTTAATTTAGTGGTAGATGTTTCATCTGAAGTTGGTACTAAACCTTCTGTTCTTTCACTACCAAGAGGAACAAAATTAAATACCGTGATTGAAGGTGAAGAATTTCAATATGTAGTATTAGAAACACAGCAAGCTAATTTGGTAGGTAATACATATACATTTAGTAATGTTGTAATTACAGAAGGTACAATTAGAACACTTAAATATAGAGTTGATAATGATATAGAGAATCAAAAATTTCAACTCTCAGATTTTAATGCAGATTCTTCAACATTACGAGTAAGAGTACAAGCAAATGAAGAATCAAGTTCATATGATATATACACTAAATTTGAATCTCTTAAAAACGTAGATTCAACGAGCAAAATATATTATATACAAGAAAATGCATCAGGTTATTATGAAATATTTTTTGGTGATGGTGTAACAGGATTTAAACCATCTAATAATAATATTGTCACACTAGATTATGTTATTACTGAAGGTGCAGAAAGTAATGGTGCTAATGTATTTTCTATGGTAGATAATATAAGTGGATATTCAAATATTGCCGTTACTACAGCAGTAAAAGCTGCAGGTGGTGCTGAGGCTGAAACATTAGAATCAATACGATTTAATGCACCGCTAACATTTACAACTCAAAACAGAGCAGTTACTTCAGACGACTATGCTGCGATTATTAAAAAGGAATTTAGTAATATTGATTCAATATCAACATGGGGTGGAGAAGACAATGATCCACCAGATTATGGTAGAGTTTATATAGCAATTAAACCACTCTTATCTGAAACATTAACCACAGCTGAGAAAACAGATATTACTGGTGCGATATTAAAAGGTAAGAATGTAGTATCAATCACACCACAAATTGTTGATCCAAACTTTACATATTTAGAATTAGATACATTCTTTAAATATAATCCAAATCTAACAGACAGAAGTTCTGTTGAATTGCAATCAGTTGTCAGAGATACAATTTCAGATTATAACTTTAATAACCTCAATAAATTTGATGGTGTGTTTAGACATTCACAACTCACTAGAGCAATTGATTCAGCTGATCCATCAATATTAAACACTGTTGTAAGACCAAGAATGTTTCAATATATCACACCCACCGTTGATACGAATAATGTTGTCGAGTTACAAAATCATACTCTTACTTTTGTAGCTCCATTCTATCAATCAGGTTCATCAACTGATTTTATTCTTACATCAACAGCATTTGGTCTTGCAGCAGCTCCAACTACTAATCATTTCTTTGGAGATGAACCAATTGCAGGCTCAGTAAATCGAAGAGTCTTTGTATACAAAGTTGTTAATGGGCAAAATGTAACAGTTATTAGTGATGCTGGATTATTAGAGCCTACACTTGGTAAACTTACATTAAATAATTTTAGACCTAATAACACAAATAGAATACGATTAACCATAATACCAGATTCTCTTGATCTTGCTCCAAAAAGAGATCAGTTAATTTCAATTGATAATAATTTTGTTACAATAACACCACAAATTGATACAATTGCAGTAGCTGGTTCTTCTGGCTCAATTACATATACAACAACATCGAGATTTAAGTAATGGCTCATAGAAGTTCTTTATCACCAGGTATCGTAGAGGTTGAAAACTCTACATTGCATGAAACAAAAGAAGATATTCGTATTGATCAATTAATTCCTGCTGATATATTAGAAGATAGAACTAAATTAAAACAATTTTTAGAAGCTTATTATACGTTCATGAATATGGACGAATTTATCTATCAGGAAACTGAAACATTTAATGATGTTGTATTAGATAATCTTGCAAGATTTAGAATACCAGATCCAAATAACGAAAACAATAGATTCTTTACAGACGAAACAGGCGCTGACTCTACTCTTATATTAACATCACCTACAGGTACTACTGTTAATATATCTTTAAGTGATATTAATGTTTCAATTACAAATGGTAATGAATTACCTGGATCACTTGCAGAAGTAACATCAGAAGTTGGTAAAACATTTACTGTCTTAAGTTTAAATGGTTATAATGGTTATACAGCAACACTTACAACAATAGTTAAATACTGGGTAGGTCCAGGTCCATCATGGGTCATGAATAACATTGAAGCTGCGATGGATATTGATCGCAATGAGACTAATTATTTAGAACTCATGCAAAAAGAAATTGCTGCAGCTATTCCAAGAGATGTTACTGTAAATAAAAGAAATCTTTATAAACGTATTATTGATTTCTATAAGTTAAGAGGAAGCTCTGATTCAATTGAAATCTTTTTTAGGCTTCTTTTTAATGATAGTGTAGAAGTTGAGTTTCCATATAATGAAACCTTGGTACCATCATCTGGAGATTGGGATCAGCCAGCTACAGTTACCTCAATAGTAAATGGAGTAGTTACAAATAGTTCTACTATTGTTATTAGTACAGCAAATGAAAATATTCGACTCTCATCTAAATTAGTATATGGATCGATATATACAAAATTAAATGATATTCGTGTTGCTGGAATTAGTGGAACAACAATTACTCTTTCAGATCCCGTTAGTTTACCCGATGGTGCTATTATTGAATTTGTACCTAGAGGTACTTATTTAGATAACAAAGGATTTCTATCATACAATATTAAGTTACAAGATAGTTTACGTTATCAAAAATTTAGTTATATAATAAAAACTGGTAAAAACTTATCCGATTGGGAATACGCTTATGATAAATTAGTACATCCAGCTGGGTTTGTTTATTTTGCAGAGATATTAATCTTTTTAGAATTAGTTGATTCAACATTAACAGCAGCTTTAAACCAGGCTTCAATGCCACAAACACAACCTGGTGTTATTGGTCCAGAAGATATTCCATTACTTGTGGAAATGTTTGCTTCTACCTTTTTACCAAGTGCTGAAGCTAAAATACATAAAACAGGTACATTATCACTTTCATTAAAGAATGGAGTAATTAGTTCTATTACAATAACAGATGGAGGAAGTGGATATATAGCACCTCCTGTAGTTACACCACAAGATTCAGGTACACCATCAGGAGTAGACGATACTGCAATATTAGTTGCTAATCTTGGAGCAGGAGAAGTAACAAGTATTTCAATTACAAATGGCGGTGAAGGATATAATATTCCTACACTTACAATTGCTCCTCCAACAAGAATTGTATTTGATGGATCTGATTTTGGATTAGGTCAAACAGTCGATACAACAACAGATACAATTACACTTCAAGCAGCTGAGGTTTCTGCTTTGCCTATTGGCTCTGTAGTTACATATGATTCGGGAGGTAATTTAGCAATTGGTGGACTTGTTACTGGACAACAATATCGAGTTTTAGCAACTCCAACACCAACAACAATTCAATTAGAAGATCATATTAATTTTCCAGGTGTTGCAATTAACTTTAGTGGAGCTGGTGGTGGAACTGATCACGGCTTTACTGGTGAAACAGCAACTGCAACTGCAAGTAAAACTGATGGATTATTACAAAGTGTTACTATTGTAGAACCTGGATATGGTTATGCAAGTGCACCATCAATATCATTTAGTGGTATTGAACAATCACCAGGTAGTGGAGTCGCACCAACTGTTACAATAGGTATAGATTCAAATGGAAGATTAGATGTTGATGATGTAACAATTAATACTGAAGGTGGTGGTTGGACATCATTATTTGCTACAGTAGCAGCTAATCCAAATGCAACATCAATTGCATCTGTATCTCTAGCAGGTTTAGCAGATAAAATATATACAACTGCACCAACAATTGTATTTCCACAACCAACAGCAAAGGATACAGTAGGAAATCCGTTAAGTTCTAATGTATTAGCAACTGCTGAATTTACACTTGATTCTGAAGGAGAAATAACAGGGGTAAATATAACTAATGCAGGTTTAGGTTATATAAATGATCCTATTGTACGAATTGGTAGTGCAGTAAGTAATGAACAAAGAGTGAAGGATATGCAAGAAACTCTTGTTCTAAGCTTAAATCATCAAATAACTGATATTTATGGTGGTCTACAATATAATAATTTCAGAACCATAGATAATAATAGCTATTATCAAAGGAAAGGCACTAATAACTTTTTCTCTAGTGCCAGAATATATAATACTAATCAAACAATTGAGTTTTTAGGTACAAATCAGATACAAACTATCGACTCAAGTGTTATAAATAACTATAATACGAATACTTTCGTACACATTGAAGAATAAAGGAAAACAATTATGGCAGCAATAGTAACATCAAATTTTAGAGTTCTTAATGCAAATAACTTTAAGGAAGATGTAGCAAATAACGTAGTGTACGTGTCTATTGGTAAATCGGATGCATGGTCATTAACGACATCTGATACAACAGATACTACACCATTCACACCTTATGATCATTTAGATGCTTTAGGCGAAGCAAGAGCTAACCTAATGGGTTTAAAGAAAATTGCATCAAGTGATCTTTCACACGTTATTCCAAGATACACTTGGACATCAGGTAATAGTTATGTAGCATGGGATTCAGACGATGCATCAATTTTTGATAAAGCATTTTATATCGTCACATCAGAGTTTAAAGTATATAAATGTATTAAAGCAGGTGGTGGTGCTTCAAGTATTCAACCTACTCAAACACTTACAGATCCACAAGCAGAATCCGATGGATATACTTGGAAATACTTATATACAATTTCAGTAGCAGATGCTGAAAAGTTCTTAACAAATAGTTATATGCCCGTTAAAACAGTTTCACTTGGAACAGAAGGAGTGGTTGCTGCCACTACATCTTCAAGTACAACAGTGGTTCTAACAGGTGCTAATTTAGATATTTTATCAGGTATGACAGTATCAGGTACAAATATTTCTGGCACACCAACAGTGTCTGCAAGAACAGGAAACACATTAACACTTTCTGCTGCTCAATCATTAACAGCAAATGATATACTTACATTTGCATTTGCATCTGATGCCGCAGCAGAGGCTTCATTAACAGAAGCAGACTTTGCACAATATCTAAACCAAAAAGCATCAAGAGATTCTTCAACTGCTGCTGGTATTGAAAGAATTGAAGTTACTGCAGGTGGTACAGGTTATACATCTGCACCAACAGTTACAATTACAGGTGATGGATCTGGTGCAACTGCAACAGCTACAGTTTCTGCAGGAGCAGTTACAGCTGTGACAGTAACAGGTAAAGGAACAAATTATAGAGTTGCTGATATTACTTTTTCAGGTGGTGGTGGATCCGATGCAGGAGCAAGAGCGGTTCTTGCACCTAAAGAAGGTCATGGAGTAAATCCAAGAGAAGAGCTCGGTGGATTCTTTATGTCATTAAATGTTTTATTAGACGGTGCTGCAGGTTCTGGTGATATTACAGTAGGTAATGATTTCAGACAAATCATGTTATTGAAAAATCCAAGAGTCTATAATGCAACTCCATTAGCAGGAGCAATCGCATCTGCAGATACATTAAAAGCTACAAATTATTTAGATTTTGATTCTGCAGTCGATGTTACTGATTATACAGTTGATGAATTAATTGTTGGTCAAACATCAGGAGCTCAAGCATTTGTAGTAGAAATTGACTCATCAAATGGATATATCCATTATCATCAAAATGATAAAACTGGTTATGCATCATTTACTGATGGTGAAGATGTACAAGGACAAACAAGCACTACAACAGGAGCTCTAGAATCTGCAAGTGCAGTTGGAAATCCTGAAGTTGATAGAGCAAGTGGTGAAATATTATTCTTAGAGAATAGAGATCCAATTAATAGAACAACAACACAGATTGAAGATATTAAAGTTATATTAGAGTTCTAATATAGATATAATATTAGGAAAAATTTATGGCAACAACAGTAGTAAAAAATTATAACATAGCTCCTTACTATGATGACTTTGATGAAGCAAAGAATTATCATAGAATATTATTTAAGCCAGGATATTCTGTTCAGGCTCGCGAATTAACACAGTTACAAACCGCACTTCAAGCTCAAATAGATCGTTATGGTCAATTTGCTTTTAAGGACGGATCAAGAGTTATAAATGGTAAAGCTACTTTAAATGTTGAATATGATTTTATTAAAATCGAATCATCATTTTGGAATGGAACTGCAAGTGTAAACTCAGATACTTATTTAAGTGATTTTGTAGGTAGTACAATTACTGGAACTGCCAACTCTGGAAATCAAGTTACAGCTACTGTATTAAGTGTTGTTGCATCGGAAAGTTCAGATCCAAATACATTATATATTAAATATAACTCTGCTGGTGGAACAAATAGAACAGTTCAAAAGTTTGTTGCAGGAGAATTATTTCAATCAGATGGAACAGGAAGTCCGTTTGGTATGGTTGGAGGCGGATCCAATATTGATAATTCTAATACTGCGTCATCAATTACTAATCCTATTGGTCAGGGTTCTGCAGTAAATATTGAAGAAGGTGTTTATTTTATTGCTGGTTCTTTTGTATATGTTCCAGCTGGTACATTAATTCTTGACAAATATACAAACACTCCAAATTATATCGTTGGTTTAAAAGTTACACAAAATACGATATCATCAGACAGTGATTCAGATCTCGTTGATAATGCTCAAGGTACACCTAACTATTCAGCACCAGGTGCCGATAGATATCAAATTACAACAACACTCATTAAGCAGGACCCAGACCTAGCGAATAGAACAGAAGATAGTTATATTACATTATTAGTCATTGAAGATGGTAAAGCAAGATCAGATAAAACAGATAAAAATAATGATACTGAATTATCTGAAAGACTTGCAAGAAGAACATTTGAAGAATCAGGTGATTACTCGTTAAATCCATATCAATTAAATGTAAGAGAACATTTAGATACTGGAAGTAATAATGGTTACTTAACAGTTGCGAATGGTGGAGATGCTGATAAATTAGCAATTGGTATTGAACCGAATATATCATATGTAAAAGGTTTCCGTGTAGAAAATACAACAACTAAATATGTTGAAGTTGATAAACCACGTGGAACAGATGCTAAAGTCGATGTTAATCAAGAAACACAAACATTAAATCTTGGAAACTATATTAAGTTGGCAGAATCAGCAGCAATTGGAATGCCTGATATTACTAATTTTAGTTCTATTAATTTACATAGTTCAGCTAATGGTGGTGGTAGTGTTATAGGTACTGCAAGAGTAAGAGGTATTACTGAAGGCTCTAGCTCTACTGAATTATATCTTTACTTATTTGATATATCATTTACAGGTAGTAATACATTTGCACAAGTAGAAAGTGTGCAATGGGATGATTCTGGTACAGTTAAATTTCAAGCTAACTTAACATCTGATAAAACATTATATGGTACAAATAATAACACATTAGTTTATAAATTACCTTATGCCGCTATTGATACATTAAGAGATCCAGCATCTACAATTGCTTCACCTTCTTATAATACTTCATTTACAGTAAGACAAACATTTAATACTGCATCCGCAACAGCTTCAGATACAATTAGTGGTGCAACATATATTAACTCAGGAAATGTAGTAGCATATATTTACAATACAAGTACAGGGACTTATGGTGCATTAGATGCATCGCCAACTTGTACAATTAGTGGTGGTGGTACTACAATCACCTTTACAACAATTAATGGTAGTGCAGTTTCATTAGGTGCTAATGATCAAATATTTTATGCAGTTGATGTTACTTATGCTGGTCAACAACCAAAATCAAAACAAAACACAAATGCAACTCTTAGTGGTCAATCATTAGTAAGTAATGAACTTTCTTTAGGTAAAGCTGATATTATTAAAATTAATTCTATCACAGATGCTAATGGACAAGATGTAAAAAGTAGATTTACTTTAGATAATGGTCAAAAAGATAATTACTATGGAATAGGAAAAATTATTTTAAAGAGTGGAGAATCAAATCCAGGTGCAATTGATGTAGATTTTAATTATTATACACATACAGGTACTTCAGATTTCTTTAGTGTAGATTCATATCCAACAGCAGATTATGCATCTATTCCAACATTTACAGGTATTAATGGAACCGTTCAATTAAGAGATTGTATAGACTTTAGACCAAGAATTAATGATGCAGGTACAGGATTTACTGGAACAGGAGCTTCATTATCATCAATTCCATCAAATAGCCAAAGTTTTATAACTGACCTAACTCACTATTTACCAAGAGTAGATAAACTATATGTAACTAGAAGAGGCGAATTTAAAGTAGCAGTTGGTGTACCAGATAATAATCCTAAACCACCACAAGTTCCAGATGATGCTATGGGTATCTATAACCTAAGATTATCACCCTATGTCTTTTCACTAAATGGTATTAAACCACAACTTGTGGATAACAAACGATTTACTATGAGAGATATAGGCTCCATAGAAAAAAGAGTTAAAAATTTAGAATACTTTACATCACTTTCTTTATTAGAACAAAGTGCAGCTGATGTTGATATATTAGATTCAACAGGAGCTTCACGATTAAAGAATGGATTTATTGTTGATAATTTTACTAATCATGGCATTGGAGATACAAGTAATATTGATTATGCTGTATCAGTTGATAAACAAAATGGATTACTTAGACCTAAATTTGATGAAAGAAATGTAAATTTAATAAGAATAGCAGGGGATACAGGAACATCAGTGATTAATAATGGTATAGTCACTATGCCAATGACAACCGATGTTAATTATATTAATCAACCTTATGCATCAACATTCTCAAATGTCAATCCATATAATGTATTTAGTTGGGCAGGTACAGTTAAACTTTCACCAGATTCTGATGAATGGAAAGAAGTAGATGTAAGACCATCAGTAGTAGTTGATGACTCATCATCATATGATCAATTTAAAAAATTAGCTGAAGAACAAGGTATACTTGGAACAGTATGGAATGAGTGGGAAACAAACTGGACAGGTGTAGAAGTAGAAACACAAAATGATGTTACAGGAACACCTCCTGCAAGAAGACAGAGACAAGAACCAGTTGAAGCAAGAAATTGGTGGTGGATTGATGGCGAACCAGAATTTGATTTCTTTGATATAGGAACAGCTGGTGGTGGTCAACAATCAACAACAATTACAACTACAACAACTACAACTGGTCAATCAAGATCTGGTATTAAAACAGATTTAGCATTTGATACAGTTACAAGAACAAATGGACGAAGAGTAGTTGAAACTAACTTTGTACCATTTATACGATCAAGAGAAATTTTCTTTAAAGCAGAATTACTTAAACCAAATACACAGGTATATGCTTTCTTTGATGGTGCAGACATATCAAATTATATAAAAGAAAAAACTTTTGTTGAATTTTCTGGTAGATCTTCAGTCACAACATTTGAAGGTAATACAGCTCACCCTGATACTGCAGGTGCTTTAATATCTAATGGATCAGGTGTAATTGAAGGTTCATTTATTATACCAAGAAATGATGCACTAAAATTTGCAACTGGTGTAAGAGAATTTAGATTATCAGATAGTTCTACAAATGATAGATCTGCTGAAACCACTTATGCTGAAGCTCAATACCATGCACAAGGATTACTAGAAACATCAGAAGAAAGAATTGTTTCAACTAAAGTACCAAGATTAGTACAATCAGAATTAAGAGAAGATAGAACATTAGTAGATACAAATGTATCTGAAACAACAGAGTGGATCGATCCAGTTGCTGAAACTATTTTAATAGACAAAGCAGGTGGTATCTTTATGAAGTCTATTGATATATATTTTAAATCAATCGATCTTAATATACCAGTTAGACTTACAGTAAGAACTACAAAGAACGGTATACCAACTCAAAAAGTAGTACCAGGTGCTGATAAAATATTATATCCATCTGAAATTGCTTCTCAAGCAAGTGTTGCAGCAGCAGATTGGTCAAATGGAAATGCTTCTATAGCAACAAATTTTGCATTTGATTATCCAGTATATCTTTCACAAGATACTGAATATGCAATAGTACTTACTTCACAATGTGATAGCTATGAAGTATGGATTGCAGAAATGGGTGGATTTGATGTTACTGATGTTGATCAAAGAATTACAAAACAACCATATAATGGTGTATTCTTTAGTTCAGCAAATGCTTCAACATGGACACCAGAACAATCTAAAGATTTAAAATTCA